GCCATAAATTTACTAAAGCTTGTCCATGGGCCGCCCCATTCTGTGTAAGCGTTTTCTTCTCCGGGTGCTGGTGCATCGTTCTTATATAAAGCAATGAACATTTGTCTTTTTTCGCCCGACACTGGATCATCAACAGTTCTAGGGTACCCAAAAGAAAAAGATTCTTGTGGATTATCCGGATCTATAAGGCATGCTTCTTTTGCGATATCAAAAAGGGCTTGGATGTCTTTAATCCTTGACGCTTCATCGCCATAGTGCGGAACATCACCAAATACAATATAGCTTTCTTCTTGCACGTCCAATGTCTCTCCAGTTTCTTCTCCAGAATCGTCACGAAGTTTCTCCGTGTATCCACCATCTACAATAGTATACGATAAGTTCTTCTGCTTAAAAAAGGCTTTCAGTTCACCTGCTGCAGCAATGTTGCCTCTAGAATATTTCGTGCCTCGTTCGGAACGAGCCGCTGAAACAACAAAGAACGGAAGCATTTCCTCTTCAATCATCTTTTGGGCTTTTGCAAAGTTTGCTTCCGTCAGAGTTGTATATCTTCTCCAGCTTTCAAAAAGTTTTTTCATAGTATTAATTCCTCTTATGTTATACGATTTCGCTCTCATTATATTCTGTAATTAGTTTACACATCTTAATAAAATATTCTTGGTCAAACTTGTTCTTCATGGAGCACGAAAATATTTTGACTTCTTAGGCATAACCCACCTCTTTGTATCAACAATTAGTTTTATCTTCACAAAGAGGTGGATTTTTATTAAATCACCTTTAGAACACCTCGCAGGCTCCACCTCCGCAGGCTACTTCCCCCGATAAATCGGTCTCGTCTGTTTCTTCGTTAATCATGTCTAAATTGATGTTTTTCAGAGATGGCAAGAGGGCTTCATATTCTTCTTTTGTACAGTCCTGAAATGGAGCCTGCTTATAACTGTGGTCGCTGAACGGCAATACACTGAGTCCATTATAAACTTTTCTGTTTAGCCACATCCATTCACCAACAGCATTCCATTCTTCTGGTTTGATTGTAACCGTGGCAGATACATTGTGTGTATTTTGCCCTCTAGAGTGTCCAGGTTTAATCCAGTCAAGCGAAACGTGTCTTACCCTATCCAACATATCAAGTGCGCTTTCATGGCGTGTAATCGCATTTTCGGCAGCTTTTTGTGGAACAGAAATTACAGCTGTATCGTGTGGTCTGAAATATTCATCCTCAACAAGTTCTGGGTGGTTATCTCTCAAGTATCCATAGATAGCTTCATTCTTTCCTACGCGAATTCGACGAATGTAGTAGTCATTGTGCCATGCATGGATTCCGCTTGATGTTCCAAGCGTAAGAGAAGTTGTTCCGGCTGGTTTTACACAGGTTGTTCTTGCTGCTGGATTAATGCCAATAAGCTCTGAGACTCTTTTATTTTCTTTCTGTACCTCTTTAGCGCCTTTAACCATGTTTAGTCTCAAAACTCCACCAGATGCAATACCAGTCATAGATACACCAATCAAGGCATCTTTTTCTGTTGTTCGTTGCCATACTGGTCGCAAGTAATGAAAGTCAGTGTAACTGGCCTGTAAAGTTCCAATAAAAGCAGCGGCTTTAACTCTTGCCTCATATTCCTTTTGGTCAACCACATCACTTACATTGACCTCTGTAAGATTGCAGAATTGGTATGGCCTTAAAGCTATTTCGCAGCAAGGATTTGTTCCCCAGTCTTTATCGTTGGAGAAGTAGAATCCTGGCTCTCCCGATCCACTTTCTTTAACCCTGTCCCAAATACCCATGAATGTATCGCGGTCAATACGATGGCGCATAATAACCACGCTGTTATTTGCACGGCCTCTTTGAGGGTTGGTTTCCCACCAACTACCGGATTTTGAGGCGAGCATATCTTCATCGTCAGCAGAGAAAAGAGAGATAAGAGCGGCACGACGAATACCGCCAGCAAGCACCGCATCGGCAATGTGGCAAACAATATCATGAACCTCAATAGGGGAGAGAGTTTCTCCATTATCTTTTGCATCTAAAATTCCTTCAATCTTTACAAGACATTCTCTAAGTGGTTGAGGGCCAGGTGCTTTACCGCCACTTGTTACAAGCCTAGCACCTTTTGGTCGAATATCACTGAAGTCAAACCTTAGCTTTGATGTTCCTTTAAAGTAAGAAATAACAAGTGCTTTTACAGCATCAGCCCAGCCTTCGATTGAGTCTCCAATAAGAAATCTTCTAGACCTTTTTGTTGACGGCCTGTGAATCTCTGGGAGTTTATCAACGTGATGTTTTTGGACAGAGAACCCAACACCGGTTCCTCCGAGAAGAAGGAACATAATCTCACCGAATACACGAGGATCATCAATTGGACAGAAAGCACAATTAAAGATTCTATTAGGAGAAACTTGGATTGGCTTACCTCCGAATTGCATTGAGCGCATTGAAGGAAGAACTTTCTTGTCGTAAACCATCTGATAGTTTTTTCTGATCTCGTCTGCAAGATCTGGGAATTTATCAATATGCATATTCATATTGCGAGTAACTAACTCGTGCCAATTTTCCCTACGTTTGTCATCGTCCAAATACCTAGCATATTTCATATGCACGGTAATGTCTGATAATATTTTCTTTTCTAAATCCATCTTAATCTCCTTTACTTAGATTTCATTTCGTTATATTTGTCTTTGAGGTACGACAGGGCATCTCCTGTCGATTGCATTCCTTCACTCTTCTCTTCTTTGTCGAGGACCTTGATTGTAACGTCAGACCAATCGACAAAACAAGGAAACACCAAGCCATCAGGACCATTTCGATTTTTCGCAATAAAAATACGACCCTTGTTTGCTTGCTTGTCCGTAACAGTTCGCGAAAGCGAAAAAATGAAATCAGCAACAAAACACTTATTAAAAGCTTCGCTGATTGCTTCCATTGTGATAACTTCTGCGTTAAGGCCCCCACGGTTCGTTTGAGAAGCAGTCCAAACAGGCATTTCATAGATCTGAGCAAGTGCTCGAAGGCTTTCATATGTCTCCTCAAGTTCGTGACGCTTTTCGCCTGTTGATCTAGATGGCCTCAAGAGATCAGCGTAATCCACTAGAATCATGTCGGGCTTGATACCTCTTTTGATAAGACGGTCAATGTGCCCTCTGATAGTCTGGACAGAGGCTGATTTTGTTGGATACTCCTTAATAATTAGTGACCCATCAATATCTTGGATCATGTCTATGACCATTTCTTTCTGCTCCATTAACTCATTTAGTGGAACTTTTGTGATAGCACTATCAAATCGTCCGCCAACTACGGTATCCTTAAGTTCTAGTGTATAATACACAACTGTTTTTCCCTGCTTTAGTGCCTCAGCAGCAAGGTGAACAAGGACCATTGACTTACCAGCACCGGTTGGAGCAATAACAACACCAAGTTCATTCTTGCCTAAACCGCCCTTACAGATATCGTCAAGGCGTTCCCAGCCAGTAGAAACTGGTGCTCGATCAATCCTCTCAAATCTTCGAAGAGCATCTTTGTGATAATCATGACCAAAGTTATTATCAGTTCCAAGCTTCATTGCATCTTGGATTACTTTTGATATATCGTCAAAAGATGATGACTTCAGAAGCTTTACAGATTTCATCATTGCTTCTTTCAGTACTTGTTTACGACAGAAGTCAATTGCTTTATCTTTAATATAGTCAGGTTCTCTGACACCCTCGGACTTGTAGACCCTAGTATAGAAATTACGAACCTGATCAGCAACGACCTTATCTTGGTGCTGTAGTCCTGACTTAAGTTCTGTCATCATAATTTCATGATTTGGATGACTTCGATACTTTTCTCTGTAGTTTAATAGTACCTCACAGAAAACCTGCAAATACCTAAGTTCGAAAAATGATACGTCAATAACCTCTGCAACCTGATCGCAGAATGGGCGGTCATCGAGCATCAGTTGGCATAAGTTTTCTTGGAATGACTTCCCAAACTTTAAAAATGTTTCTGTTGTCTCGCTGTGCATTTTTCCTCCAGTTGTTGTTGTTTTTTAAATATAACTTTGTTTTCTTGATTTGTCAAGGTCTTTTGATATTTTTTAATACAGTATTAAGACCATCAAAATTAAGATGCCCAACTCCGTCCTCAAATAGCATCTTTATAAAATTCATCTTCTTAAATTCAGGTTCGAAATTTTTAATGACGTAATCAACACGCATTTTTCCTTGAATAGAAATTTGCGGATGTTTAAGTTGCATAATCTGATAATTGCTTCTTATTCTACTCTCCATCTTGATAATACCTTCATGTAGCTTAAGTTTCTTGGAGGCCATATGACAATTCTTAATGATGGTTTCTGTATCAAATTCATCAGGTAATGACAGAAAAGGAAAACGTTTGGCAACTGTTTTTAGCCCTGCTCCGGCTACACCTTCTAGGTTATCTGATTTGTCTCCAACAATTGCCCTAGCTAATGCAAAATTATTGGGATGAATGCTAAATTCGTCTAAGATATCTTGCTTGCAAACAACTTTATCTTGGATCGGTCTATAGACACAAGTATCATCCGAACATAGCTGAAAGAAATCTTTATCAGAAGAAATGATTATCTTTTTCCAATTGTCATAATATGGATTTTTGGTTACCAGCGATATAATGT